AATTATAAAAACACAAGCCATAACAAGTGCTGAGTCATTTAACGATAGACTGTCAAGATTAGGATTTAGATTTAGAGTTATTAGAGATACTATTACAACTTCTTTTCTTCCTGTTATTGAAGATATTGCTAAAGGTTTTGAAGAATTTTTTGATGATAAAAATTTACAAACTTTCACAAGACAGTTTGTAGTTGATTTTCTTACAGCGTTAGGAAAAGTTGCTGTTGGTGTAGATCAATTTGCAAAAGGCTTTACAAGTTTCTTTGGTGGTCTTGGAAATATTATTAAAGGAGTCCAAGTACAATTTTTAAAACTAAGTGCTATCGGACATGAACTAGCAAACTCTTTGTCTTTTGGTTTAGTAGGCTCAACAGAAAGAGCAAAAGAACTTACAGCAGAAGCAGATAGACTTTTTACATCTTTAGCACAACCACCTGAAACCAATACTTTTTTAACTGATACTGTTAAAACTATCAACAATATAAGGGATTTATTTCAACAAGGTCTTGATGAAGATATAAAAAATTCTTTTGTCGGACCAATACAACAGGTTTCTGAATTTGACAAAAGATTGCAAGAATTTGCCCAAAATGCACAAGCACCATTACAAACATTTAAAGATGGTATAGGCACAACAGGAAAATTGATTGGTGACACTATGGTTTCTTCAATGAAAAAATTTGAAGATACTTTGGTAGATGGTCTTATGTCAGGTAAATTTGCTTTCAAAGATTTTGCTAATTTTGTGATAAAAGAATTATTAAGAATAGCAATTAGAAAATTAATTATAGATAAAATTACAGGTGGCTTTACTTCTTTTCTTGGCAATATAACAGGCAAAGAAAGAGGTGGTACTGTCACAGCAAACAGACCTTATCTAGTTGGTGAAGCTGGTGCAGAACTATTTGTGCCTAATAGAACAGGCACTATTATCCCTAACAACAAATTAGGTGGTGGCATGGCTCAAGGTGGTATGCCTATAAATATTACTTACAATATACAGGCTTTTGACTCTAAAGATACAATAAGTGCAATTACAGAAAATGCTCCAACTATATCTGCCATAATAGAAAGTGAATTTAATAAAAGAGGAAGAAGAGGTTTTGTAACATGAGTGGCAGTTTCCCAACATCTCCATCGGCAAGTAGCGTAAATATAAAATCTATAGAACCTACTTTAGTATCTGTCACACAAAATTTAAAAAGACAAGTAAGAAGAAGAGGTGGTCAAAGATGGCTACTAGAAGTTGAGTTTCCACCAATGACAAGATCAGAATTTGCACCTATCTATGCTTTTGCTATGAAACAACAAGGACAATTTGAAACCTTTACTTATGTGCCACCTGTCATAAGCACATCACAAGGAGATACAACAGAAAATCCTGTAGTTGATGGTGCATTGGCAGTTGGAGTAAGTTCTGCAACTATAGATGGTCTTACAGCATCAGAAACAGACATTATTAAGGCAGGAGATTTTTTTAAGTTTAGTGGTCATTCAAAAATATATATGGCTACTGCTGACATGGATGCAGATGGTACAGGTCATGGCACTTTAAACTTTGCACCAAATTTATTAAATGCAGTTGCCAATGACGAAACAATAACTTTTGCATCTGTACCTTTTACAGTTGCTTTCGCAGATGATGTAACTCAATTTAATACTGATGTAAGTGCTTTATATGGTTTTAGTATGTCTTTGGTAGAAGTGTTTTAATGAGATGGATAGAGGTAGTACAAGTGCATTTAGAACAGAGATTGTTAAATCAGCAAACAAACCTTTTCACTTATTAAAACTTGCTTTTGATGATGTAAGTTATTATCTGTCTGATGCCTACATACCTGTTACTTTTTCAGGAAACGAATATACACCAACAGGAAGTTTTTTAAGTTTTTCTGATATTGTAGAAACAAACGAAAGTAATATAGAAACAATTACTATAGCTTTGTCAGGTGTTGATACAACTTACATAAATTTATTTTTAGCAGGTGGTTATTTAGACAGAACTGTAGAAATATACAAAGCCTTTTTAGATAGTAATGATGCTTTGGTTTCTGATCCTTTATTAATATTTAGTGGTAGATTAAACAATCCAGCTATTAAAGAAGATGTTGATGCTGGTACTAGCACTATCTCAGTACAAGCAAGTTCATTATTTGTGGATTTTGACAGAATAAACACAAGATTTACAAACAATGAGTCGCAACAAAGTTTTTTTGCAGGAGACACAGGTTTTAGGTTTAGTTCTGTAATAGTAAAAGAATTAAATTGGGGAATGACTACAGGTGCTACTGCATCAGGTGGTGGTTCTTCTAGCGTATCAACACAAGGCTCAACAACATCTGTAATAAATAATACTTCTCCTGCTGAAAAAAGTATTTTTAGCGAACATAGACCTACCAATCCTGTTTTTACTTTAGTATCAGATGGTTCAGTTAGAATACACATAGATTATGCCAATAGAAGTACAGCAAATTTTTCTGTTGGCGAACAAGTAAAAATCAATGGTTTTGAAACAACTACTTTTGCTGATGGTGAGTTCATACTAAGTTCTGCAATCAATCATTCAGAGGGTGCTGGAACTCACGCTATAGTTGCAATAGATAGTGATGGTTTTGGTTTTACTATTGCAGTTCCAAACACAGTAACATCTGTCAAGTCAGGTAAATTTGGTGGTAGTGAAATAGTAATTAACGAAGAATTAGTTGTGCCTGTATTAGTAGAAACAACATCAGGCTCAAATCAAATTACAGTCAATGCAGATAACTTTGCAAAAATAGGAGAATTTGTTTCTATGACTTTAGAAGAAATAACTTCTGTTGGTGGTATATCTTCTACTGTTATGGCATCTATAAATCAAATATCTGCAAGAACCACAGACACGCTAACAGTTGATCTAACAGAAACAAAAAATATTCTTGCCAATCCTTTGAAAACCACATCAGGCTCAACATCATTGGTTATAGATTTTGCAGAACATAATATTGCTGTAAGTGACTCAATAACTATTTCAGGTGCTACAGCAGTTGGTGGTGTACCAGCATCAGATATAAATAAATCTCATACTGTTTCTAGTATTACAACAAACACAGTCACAGTAGTCGTATCAACATCTGCATCAAGCACAGCAAGAGGTGGTGGCAGTTCTGTTTTATTAGATGGTTTTACTGTTACAACCAATCCAATAGAAACCACATCTTCTTCTGCTACTGTAAAAGTACATTATGCAAGTCATGGTTTAGCAAATAGCGATACTATAACTTTGTCAGGTATAGATGATGTGGGTGATCTGGACAGAAGTTTGTTCAATAAATCTCATACAGTAGTTGATGCTAGTAATTCTGATTATTTCACAATAACTTTGACATCAAGTGCAACAGCATCAGAATTTGGTGGTGGTGCAAATGGTCTTTTAGAAAAGCCTGTAAAAGCAACATCATCTGCAAGTTTTGGCTCGTCAGGTACTACAATAAATTTACCTACAGAAATAAGATGATAAACATAGCCAAAGCAAATAATTATATTGAGTCAAAACTAAATGTTCCTTTTGCTTGGGGAACTAATGATTGCAATACTTTTATACTTGATTATTTTGATAAGGTATTAGGAACAGATTTGTTAAAAATAATTTATCAAAAATATTCTACCAAAGAAGGTGCGATAAAATTTCAAAAAGAATTTGCACAAAGAATATCAGGCAGATGCTTAGAAATAGGTATGACAGAACACCATCCAACTAAGGCAATCTTTGGCGATATTTTAGTAAAACACAATGAAAATTGGGATAGTTGTCACATTTGTATTGGTAGTAAAATGGCATCAGTAGATGAACATATAGGTACTGCCATATTACCAATATATGATTTTAATGATTTTGACTCTGCTTATAGATTTAGTAATGAAAATTAGAAACATAATATTTTTTATAACAGCTTTATTTTTTACAGGTAGTATTTTTGCTCTACCTGCTCTTGCACCAGTATTTGCAAAATTAGGCACAGCAGTTGTTGCATCATTTGCAACTGCAACAGGTATTTCAGTTATACCTTTAACAGCAGGTGCAGTCATAGCAATAGGTGTGGCAACTGTTGTAGTTGGTGCATATGCTGGAAGTCAGTTGCTTGGTGCTTTAAAAATGGACTTTCCTGATGATATGTCAGCACAAGCACAAACAGCATTATCTAACCAACAAGGTTCTACCAATCCTTTGCCTGTTATTTATGGCGAAAGAAGGGTAGGTGGTACACCAATTTTTTATCATGTATCAGGAGAAGATAATGAGTTTTTGCATATAGTTTATGCCATAGCAGAAGGAGAAATATCTGGAGTTAAACAAGTATATTTAAACAATGATCCTTTAACTGTCGCATCAGACTTTAATATTTGGAATGGTTCAACAACAGTACCTAATCCAAAATATTCAGGTTTAGTCAATTATGAAATATACAATGGCACGACTACACAAACTGCCGACCAAGATTTAATTACAGAAACAGGTGGTGCTTGGACATCAACAGACAGATTGCAAGGTGTTGCTTATGCAATAGTTAGATTAAAGTTTGAGCCTGAAGTTTTTGGTAGTACAGGTATTCCACAAGTCAATTTTGATGTTGTTGGTAAAAAAACTAGGACAGTTTCTTCAGGTGGTACAGATTACAAAGTATTTAGTGATAATCCAGCAGACTGCATAGAAGATTATTTAACCAATACAATCTATGGCAGGTCTATACCAGCATCCCAAATAGACACAACATCATTCACTTCTGCAAGAAATATTTGTGATACTGAAGTCACAGTAGGAGACAAAACACAAAAGAAATATACTTGTAATGGCATTTTAAATACCAACAACAAAGCATTAGATAATATTGAAAAACTTCTAACAAGTTGTAGAGGTTCTTTAATATTTTCAGGTGGTAAATATAAATTGCTAATAGATGATACAGGTACAGCAGTACAAACTTTTGACGAAGATAATATTGTTGGTGCTTTTGAATTATCTTTGGGTGGCAAAGAATATAAGACCAATAGCATCAGAGCAAACTTCTTTAACAAGGCTAGAGATATGCAAGGAGATTTTGCTATTGTTGAAAGTTCTACTTTTAAAACAGAGGATAATGGTTTGAGCCTTGAAAGAGCAATAGAACTACCATTTACAGATCAAATGGAAAGAGCCTTGATGATTTCTACAATTAATATGAAACAATCTAGGCAGTCTTTAGTCTTTAAATTTACATCAACAATTGAAGGCTTAAGAGCAGAAATAGGCGATGTAGTATTTATTTCTTTAGAGTCTTTAGGTTGGAACACTTTAAATTCTAATCAAGGCAAAAAGTTTAAGATTATGAAACTTGCTATAAAGAATAACGATGAAGTAGATATTACTGCTAGAGAATACGATGATGAGGTTTATAACTTTGGTGAAATACTAGCAGAAGATACAGCGCCTAATACTAACCTACCTAATTTTTCAACTGTTGATAAGCCTACAATTTCTACTCCTTCTGAAGAATTAATTACAATTCCACCAACGCTATTTAACAGAGTAACTTTGAATTGGACACAATCAAATAAATCATCTGTTGAGTCTTATGAAATAGGTATTAATAGATTAAATGCAGTTAGGTTTGCCAATAAAGCAAGTTATGATTTTGAAGGCAGGTCTGTTAATGAAAGTTTTACCATTGATAAATTAGAAGCTGGTCAATACTTTGTAGCAATAAGAGCAAAAAACAGACTTGGTGTGTACTCTGATTTTGCAACAGAAATATTTGAGGTAAAAGGATTTTCTGTTTTACCTGATGTCAATACACCTGCAATCAACTTTGTTACAGAAGAAATTTTTACAACTACACAAGGTTCAGGTGTTAAAGCAAAAGCAATATTAACTTTTGGCGCATCAACTAATTCTGCTTGGGAAGATTTAGGTGTGACCATAGATCATTATGATGTTGAATTTAAAAAATCTACAGAAGCATCTTTTCAAGGTGCTGGAACATCGCAAGGCACTAACTTTGAATTTTTTGATATAGAACCAGCTTTGTATGAATTTAGAGTCAGAGCAGTTAATACAGTAGGTGTG